GGCTGCAGCCGCAATTCACGCTGCAGGAATCTTATACGACAGAGACCGGGGAGCGGATCCGCGCGATCCGGTACACGGCGGACTTTTCCTACCGATTCGGCGGAAAGCTGGTCGTCGAGGACGTGAAGTCGACCGCCACGCGGACCAAAGAATATTTGCGCAACCGCAAATTCATGCGGTCAAAATTCGGGATCGAGATCCAGGAGGTATAACGTGCCAGAAAAAAACGAGAGCAGCCCGCGCGAGGCATGCGGGCTGCCGAAGCAGGGCAATGCCTGTCCGTATGCAAAGCTCGCGCCGTATCTTTGCGCGCGGTGCGGCTGAACCCCGGAGGAGCACGCGCGGCGGCAGGCGCTGCCGCTGACCGAGAACGCCGACGGGCTGCGGCACAAGGATATCAGCCAGCCTGAGGATTGATGGCGGCAATCAGCTGGGGACCATATTTTTTCGGACTTATGCCGCGGCCGCTCCGCCATGAGACGGCTGCGGGAGGATCACCCCGGCTCTGCACCCGGCCCGCGAAACCTCAAGCCCGCGGGCCGGGGATAAAAAGCGCGTGTGGAACGTGCGCGCGGATGGGAACCGTAAACGTTACCCCACGCCGGGTGTCGGGATCGCCCGGCGGCATCGTGTTACCTCCTTATGTGAAGCTGTCTGAGCAGACAAGGGCAGCTCGCCTGCGGCGACAGGGGGACGCGCAGGCGCAGGCGGTGCAAGTCCGCCCTGCATAGGGGCCGGGAGACCGGCCCCTGACGAAAGGAGAATGGAAATGTCACACGTAGTCGATCTGACGGGCATGGACTTTGGATATTTGCATGTCATCGGGCGGGATACCAGCAAAAAAGGAGACACGGCACACTGGATCTGCCGGTGTAAATGCGGGACCATCTGCAGCAAGGATGGCAAATACCTCCGGAACGGGCATGCAAAAAGCTGCGGCTGCTTCCGGAAAGAACGCGCGGCCACGCTCGTCACCAAGAAGGATCCAGCCAAAAAGCCAAAAACCGAACCGAAGAAGAAAAAATTCGGCCGCGGCCCGCAGCGGGCAGGCTCCGGGATCTGCTACAACCCACTCTGCCCGACGCGCAACAACTACCGCGGCGCCTGGAGCTGCACCGAATGCCGCTTCTGCCCGGAACGAAAATTCACCCGCCAGTCGAGGCGGGAGATCATCACAATTTGAAGGGAGTATCAAAATGGCAGGGATCATGGATATGTTTTCGGTCGAACTGGATGAGTTTGTAAAGGACTATGACGATCTGCACTGGGACGTCAGTTTCCGCGGCGAGGAATACCCGCCGCGGATCGTGATGGAGCAGGCGACGCCGCCGCTCTACAAGATCGAGGATGACGGCTCGAAGACGCTGGAACCGAACCCGACCATCCAGATCATCGGCAGGCCAGACACAGAGGTCGTCACGACCGGAAAGCTGAAGATCAGCAAAAAGGACTTTACCAAGCTGACCAACCGCGCCGCCGCTCTGCTGGAGCTGTTCCTGCACGGGTTTATGCAGGAGCGCAAGGAAATGGAGGCGGCACAGGAATGACTGACACGGGGAAACTCTATTGGTCTGCGATCGAGACGTTCGGCGAGGACCTGCAGATCGCGGTCACCATCGAAGAGATGGCGGAGCTGACGAAGGAACTGTGTAAGGCGCAGCGGGTGACATTTGTCGCTCGGGGCGGCCTCGGGGATGGGCTGATCGACAACCACGACGAGATCGCCGAGGAGATCGCGGACGTCCAGATCGCGCTGGAGGAGCTGGAGCAGCTGTATGGCGCCAAGAAAAAAGTGCAGAAAATCCGGCAGCAGAAACTCGCACGGCTGGAAATGCGGATCGAAAAGGCCAGAGAGGCGCGAGGTGACAACCATGCTGATTGAAATCCTGAATCTTGCCGCTGCGCTGGAGTGAATCGCGCTGGGCGTGCTGGTATTTTTCAGGCTGCGCAGCCTCAGACGCAGATTGGAAGCAGCACTGAAGGATCTGGAAGACTCTATCCGCTGAACGCATGGCCGGAATTTCCGGCCACGCTTTGAGCGGGCAGAAGACCTGTAGGGGCGGACGGCTCTGTCCGCCCGGGAGAAAGAGGTGTGGATGATGGCAAAGAGACACAAGCGCCGCCTGTTTACAGGGGCGGTATGTACGCAGATCGTTTATACCGTGCTGCTCAAAAATGCCGGGGAGAAGCTGCTGGAATACTACCAGAAGATCCGGGAAAACGACGCGGCGGAAGAAAATCAGAGAAAAACAGAAGAAAATATCAAAAAACGAGGAAGCAAGAGCGAGGGAGTCTTGGACTCGTGCCCCGTTTGCCCGGTATGCAACTATGTCTTCGACGAATTCAGCGTGAGCGACGATGCAAGACGGCACATCTTTCCATTTGGCGCAGAAGACACCCTTGACTTTGGACTCGAAGAACGAATCGTCAGACCACAAAAATGCCCGCAATGCGGCATGAAAATCGCTGGGATTAGGTGGACGGAGCCCAATTTTGTTGGGAACCGCAAGGAATTCTCGTTCAGCCGTCCGCCGGAAGACGTGGAGGAAAAAAGAAAATGATTTTGCTGGAATGCACAGTCGCACTGCGTGACGGAGATCGGAAAAAGATTCAGGAGCAGCTTGCGGCGGAGATCGGACAGCCAGTCGTTCTTCTGCCGAACGGCGTATCGCGGGAGAAAGAGCGGAATATCCTGTTCCTTTGCGACAGAAAGGCTTGCGAGAAATGCATCTATCCAACGTGCAGGCATACGCCGGAGCTGGAACACGCCAGAAATTTTGCACCAGCAGGATTTACAAAGCGTACGGACGGCGTGTGGGTAGAGCAGGAGGGCGTAACGATCGACCAGGACAAACTAGAAAAGAGGCTGGTTGAAACAATGAGGGAGGTGATGGAGCTTGAAGGAGAAAAACGAAGTCCGCATGGTCTGGCGCTGGGATGATATCTTCCGTGTCTACCGATGCCCATACTGCGGCAGACCGGAGAAACCGTGCATCGAACTCTGGAAAAAAGGCGGTTTGAAAAAGAGCCTGCCGAGCCGCTGCACATACTGCAAAGGAGAATTGGAAGGGGTGGAAGGAGAAGAAAATGATCATTGAGATTTTGGAGCTTGCTGCCGCGCTGGAGTGGATCGCGCTGGGTGTGCTGGTGTTTTTCGAGCTGCGCAGCCAGAAACGCAGGCTTGAAGAAGCGATAAAGGAATTGGAGAACGCTATCCGCTGAACGCATGGCCGGAATTTCCGGCCACGCTTTGAGCGGGCAGAACGGGAGGGATCGCTATGAACATTGCGTATAACATGGACTGCATGGAGTATATGCGGACGATGCCGGATAAGGCGTTTGATCTGGCCGTGGTAGACCCTCCGTATTTCAGCGGCCCGGAACGCCGGGGCTATTACGGCAGCAGGGTAAGCAAGATCGGCGTGCATAGGGATTACCCGATCTCCCCGGAGTGGGAAATCCCAGGCGTAGAATATTTTGATGAGCTAAACAGGGTGGCGCAGAAGATCATAGTCTGGGGCTGCAACTACTATAAATATATTTTTCCGCCCGGACGAATTGTCTGGGATAAGTGCAACGGGGAGAGCAGCTTTAGCGATTGCGAGATCGCAGCGACAAATTGCCATGATAGCGTAAGACTGATCCGGTATATGTGGAACGGAATGATGCAGGGCAAAAGCATCGCCGACGGCGATACCCAACAGGGAGACAAGCGAAAAAACGAGAAACGGATTCACCCAACACAAAAGCCCATTGCGCTTTATGCGTGGATCTTTGCCAGGTACGCAAAGCCGGGAGATAAGATCCTCGATACGCACCTTGGGAGCGGGAGCAGCCGGATCGCGGCGTATGACGCAGGGCTGGATTTCGTGGGGTGCGAGATCAACAAGGATTATTTCGCAAAACAAGAGGAGCGTTTCGCCGCGCATACGGCGCAGCTATCACTATTTGTATAAAAGAGGATGGAGTATGGCAAAGAGACACAAGCGCCGGAAGTTTTCAGGGCGGGTCTGCGAGCAGATCGTGTACACGGTGACGGGCGGCACAGATCCGAAGACCAGCCGGCCGAAGAAGCCGCGGTTCCAGTCGCAGGAAGAACGCGAAGAATTCAACACCAGAGTCTCAGCCGCGAAGTTCGCGGCGCTCGTCAACGCCAACTTCTCTCCGACCAGTTATTACTCCACGCTCACGCTCGATCCAGAGCATGAGGTACATACCGCGCAGGAGATGCGCAGGATCCGGGATAAGTTCTACCGCCGCATGGTCTACCGGTATCCGGAGGCCAAGATCGTCATCGTCTACGGCCGGGGCAAATCGACCAACCGCTTCCACCTGCACCTGATCACGGACGGCATTCCTGCCGATGCGCTGGGCCAGCTCTGGGGCCTCGGCAGCGTCATCGACTGCAAGCCACTGCGGAAGCACAACTACTATCTGGATGAGAACGGAAATAAGGTCGACCACGGGCAGGACTACACGGCGCTGGCCAACTACCTGCACGGCCACTGGCGCAAGGAGTTCGGAGGCCACCGGTACAAGGCCAGCCGCAGCTGCGTCCGGCCGGAGCCGGAGCCCGCGACCGAGGCGGTCCGGGACTACAGCCCGACGCGCCCGCCAGTCGCCCCGCGCGGATACATCCTCGTCGAGTCCAGAGCCACGCAGTATGGATTCCTATATTTCAAATATGTATGGGATCCCAAAAACGAGACACATAAGCGGACCGGGAGCCGCCTTCTTTAAGCCTTGTAAATGTGTTGAGTTTTAGAACGAAAGGGTGATAGAGACGAGCGACTACTGGCACAGGGAGTATATCTGCCCATTCTGGCAGGCAGCCGGGAAAAAGACGATCCGCTGCGAGGGAGAATGCGTGCTCGCATTTCCTGAGCGGCGGGAGACGTCAGACTACATCACGCGATACTGCGCCAGCTTTGACTACGTGCGGTGCAGCATCGCGGCGGCGAAGCTCCGATACTACGAAAGAACAGAATGAGAGCCGAAGCGCATGCGGAATGCCGTATGCGCTCATTCTGCGTGCGTGGGGTGAAAAGATTTTCCGGATACGCTATGCTGAAAAGCAGAAGGGAGGCGTGAGCCATGGCGAGGAAACCGAAGTATGAATCCGTGGAACAGATTGAAGGGCTGATCGAGGCGTATTTTGAGAGCTGCAAGGGGGAAATCCTGCGGGATGAGGACGGGCGCATCGTTTTCAACCAGAAAGACGGGACTCCGGTCTGGGTGGGGCGGAAGCCGCCGACGATCCCGGGGCTTGCGCTGGCGCTGGGCTTTTCCAGCAGGCAGAGCCTGTACAACTACAAGGCCAGGAAAGAATTTATGGACACGATTTCGCGCGCGCAGACGCGCGTGGAACAATATACGGCCGAAAGACTGTTCGACCGGGATTCTCAGCGTGGGGCACAGTTCGCGCTGGAGTATGGGTTCCGGTACAAACGTGACGCGGAAGGAGAAAAGCAGGACGAAAGCCAGCGCATCACCATGGAGCCAGAAGCGGAGGCCTACGCGGAATGAAAACGATCCGCTTCGGAGAACCGAACGAAAAGCAAAAGCTGTTTCTGCTGGACCATCACCGGCATGTGGCCTATGGCGGCGCGCGCGGAGGCGGCAAGAGCTGGGCCGTACGGACGAAGGCGAAGCTGCTGGCCCTGCATTTCAAGGGAATCAAGGTCCTGATCGTAAGACGCACGATGCCTGAACTCAGGAACAACCATATCGAGCCCTTGAAAAAAGAGCTGGCGGGGATCGCGAAGTACAACACCACCGACAAGATCTTCCGATTTCCAAACGGATCGACGATCAAATTCGGCTACTGCGACAACGAGGGAGACCTGCAGCAATACCAGGGCGCGGAGTATGACGTGCTGTTTATCGATGAGGCCGGGCTGCTGCAGAAGGAGTGGATCGACAAGATCAACGCCTGCGTGCGAGGAACGAACGGATTTCCGAAGCGGACGTATTACACGCTGAACCCGGGAGGGCCAGCACATGCGTATTTCAAGCGTCTGTTTGTCGATCGCCGCTTTGAGGGCAAAGAGAAACCGGAAAACTACAATTTCATTCAGGCGCTCTTGCAGGACAACAAAATCCTGATGCAGACCCAACCGGAGTATATCGACCAGCTCGAGACGCTGCCGCCGAAGATCCGGGAGGCGTGGCTGTATGGCAGATGGGACGTCTATGAAGGACAGTTCTTCGAGGACTTCCGGGACGACCCGGAGCATTACAAGGACCGGCGCTGGACGCATGTCATCGAGCCGTTTGAGATCCCGGACGGATGGACGATCTGCAGGAGCTATGACTTTGGCTACGGCAAGCCGTTTTCCTGCGCGTGGTGGGCGGTCGACTATGACGGCGTGATCTATCGCATTCTGGAGCTTTACGGATGCACGAAGACACCGAACGAGGGCGTCAAGTGGAACCCGGACAAGCAGTTTGCGGAGATCAGCAGGATCGAGCGGACGCATGCGTGGCTCAAAGGGAAGAACATCATCGGCGTCGCCGACCCGGCGTGCTGGGCGGCGGATCGCGGAGAGAGCATCATGCAGACCGCAGCGAAATACGGTGTATATTTTTCACCGGGAGACAACGAGCGCATTGCTGGGTGGATGCAGTGCCACTACCGGCTACAGTTTGACCCGGATGGATACCCGAGAATGTATGTATTTGCAGGGTGTAAAGCGTTTATCCGGACGATCCCGATGCTCATGTATGACGAGCACAAGGTGGAGGATCTGAATACGAAAATGGAGGATCACTGCGCGGACGAATGGCGGTATATGTGCATGTCGCGGCCAATCAAGCCGACGGTACCGGCAGAAGCACCGCCGGTTCTGTTTGATCCGCTGGACATGATGAAACGGAGGTAAGGCCATGCTGGCACCACAACTGACGGAGACTGAGAAGCAGACCATGATGACGGAGGTCTTTCTCGGATACAACCACAACCTCGAACTCGCGGACGGGGAGTTTTACGACATGGAGAATCTGTCGGCGGATGCGTATCCGCTGCTCGCGCCGCGGCCAAGGAGAGGGACGGCACAGGCGATCGAGGGCGTGCAGGGCATTCTGGCGAAGGATGCGCTGTGCTGGGTGCAGAACAATACGCTTTACATCAACGGCGCTTCGATGGAGGCGTATATGCCGTCCGTGTCGATCTCGGCGGGGGAAAAGCAGCTCGTTTCCATGGGCGCGTATCTGTGCATCTTCCCGGATGGAATCTACTTCAACACCGAGAAGTATTCCGACAACGGCTACATGGGGCAGGAGAACGTGATCGACGCTGCGAATACGAACGTGGAAATTTCCCTCTGCCTCGTCGACGGGACGGCGCTGACGGTCAGCTACACGCAGGCCAGCCAGCCGGAGAGTCCGTCGAACGGGCAGTACTGGCTCGACACGTCCGGCAAGCTCCACACGCTCAAGCAGTGGGCGGAGGCGACAAGCCAGTGGGTATCCGTGCCGACGGTGTATCTGAAGCTTTCCGCGAACGGCATCGGGAAGGGCTTTCAGCAATACGACGGCATCCGGCTTTCGGGGCTGACCGGGAACGAGCAGGTCGAAAAGCTCAACGGCAGCCAGATCCTGTACGACGTGGGCGAGAGCTATATCGTGATCGTCGGCCTCGTCGACGAGACGACGAAGGTGACGAGCGGGACCGTGAAGACGGCGCGGAAGGTCCCAAGCATGGACTTCATCACCGAGAGCGGGAACCGGCTGTGGGGCTGCAAGTACGGCGTGGCAGACGGCGAGACCGTCAATGAGATCTACTGCTGCAAGCTGGGCGATTTTAAGAACTGGGAGTGCTACCAGGGCGTGTCGACGGATTCGTGGCGCGCGAGCTGCGGCACGGACGGGAAGTGGACCGGCGCGGCGACGCTGGCCGACAGCCCGGTGTTCTTCAAGGAGGACTGCTTCCACCGGGTGTATCCGTCGGCGACGGGGGCGCATCAGGTGGTCGTGCAGAAATGCGCGGGCGTGCAGAATGGGTCGAGCAAGAGCCTGGTCGTGGTGGACGACCGGCTGTATTACAAATCGCGGATGGGCGTTTGCGTGTACGACGGGAGTCTGCCGCAGGAGATCGGAAGCTGCTTCGGGACGAAGCTGTATTACAACGCCGTGGCGGGCGGCGCCAGAGGAAAGTATTTCATCAGCATGGAGGATGAAGGTCATAACTGGTCGCTGTTCGTCTACGACACCCGCAAGGGGTTATGGCACAGGGAGGACGATACCCACGCGGCGGACTTCGCCAGGGTGGACGATGAGCTGTATTTTCTCGAGAATGGAACGCTCAGGACTGTCTATGGCTCGGTCGGGACGCTGGAAGACAGTGTGCAGTGGATGGCGGAGACGGGGATCATGACGTATGGACTCGTCGGGAAGAAATACGTCTCGCGCATCAATCTGCGGATGCAGCTGCCGAAGGGTTCCTCGGTCGACTTCTGGGTGCAGTACGACTCCGACGGGGTCTGGCGGCACTGCGGGCATATCGAGGGGCGAGGCCTCAGGACCTTCCTGCTGCCCATCCGCCCGGCCAGATGTGACCATCTGAAGTTCCGGCTGACAGGGAAGGGCGAGATGAAGCTGTTCAGTCTGGCGCGGGTTTTAGAGGCAGGGAGTGACGCATAATGGGATCTTTAACACTTGCATACCCGTCGATCGCGGGGAAGACGACGCAGGAGCAGCTGGAGAGCATGCGGCGGTATCTGTGCAGCGTGACGGAGCAGCTGAACCTTGCCGACTGGTCGGCGAAGGCGACGCTGACGGAGATCTCGCAGGCCATCGACGCGGACAGTTTGCCCGAGGCGGAGAAGAAGACAACGCTTTCGGGATACGCGGCTTTAAAGTCACTCATCATCAAGACGGCGGACTTCGCCGCGGCAAATTCGGAGACGTGGTCGACGAAGCTGTCCGGCAGCTATGTGGCCATCTCGGACTTCGGCAAGTATCTCGAGAAGACACAGCTGACGATCGAGGGAAACTCTGTCGGCATCAAGCAGCTGTATGACTACACGGCGGGCGTCAACAATCAGTTCTCGGTGAATTCGCAGCAGTACATCAAGACGGGGCTGCTGTACTACAAGGACGCTGTGCCGGTCTACGGCGTGGGCGTGGGGAACATCGAGACGACGGTGACGGACGGCGGCGAACGGGTCATCGACCAGACGAAAAATGAGCTGGTGACGGTGACGCCGGACCGGGTGAGCTTCTGGCAGGACGGGCAGGAGGTCGCGTATTTAAGCGACAAGAAGCTCCATTTTCCGTCCGGGACGCTGGAGGCGGCGGGGGCGGTGCTGTCGGGGAAGATCACGGCGGCAGCCGACTCGACGTTCGGGCCGTGGACGATCTCGGAAAGCAGCATTTACCGCACGGCCAACGAATTTGGGGGCAGCGCGAGCATGTACTTCGGCACGAGCGGGCTTTCCATCAAGAACAAATTCAAGGTCGACGCGAACGGCAAGCTGACGTGCACGGGGGCTGAGATCGGCGGAACGATCAACGCGACGGATCTGAAGCTCGACGGTACGAGCATCCAGACGAAGCTCAAGCAGATCATGGATGAGATCAACATCATCAACAACGGCCTTGAGATCGCGGGCACAAACTTCTCGAACGGCACGATCAGCGGCGCGGAGGGCAGTCTGCAGTTTACGTCCTCCAGCTCGGCGGCCTATGCGGTCGACCTGTCCGGTCCGGCGGTGCGCGTGCGCTCGACAAGCGGCGATGTGTATCTGCAGAACGCGGCTGGGACAGCCAGTATGCAGATAAAATCGGACGGGAGTATCCGGTTTATCGCTTCCGGCGGCGTAAGCGGCATTACGCCGGTGTTCGGATAAGGGGGCTGGCTGAATGGCAACGCTGTCCGGCGCATCGGGTACGCCGACAAGTATCACGCTGACGGTATCCGGTATGTCGTCAACGACGACGTACAAACGAAAATATGAATATATCCTTGCGGGACAGGTCATGGCGACCGTGACGGACTCGACTGCGGGCACGACGACGGCCAGCAGGATCATTACCGGGCTGACGCCAGACACGCTGTATATCTGCCGCGTGCGGATCTACAACAGCAACACGGGGGCGCTTGTCGCCGAGACAAACTCCATCAGCGTGCGGACGCTGGCACAGTCTGCGGGCACGACGACGGTCAGTATCCTCAACTACCTGGATAATTTGACGCAGCTGACGAGCGGGTCTTTCAAAGGCGGCATCGGGGATACGTTTTATATCTCGGCGTCCGGAACGCAATACCGGACGTACTCGCAGCAGTATCATTTCCTGTACTTCCGGCTCTCGTCGCAGAACTACAACACGGAGCATGGAGCGAGCTACCCGATCCCCATCCAGGAGGGGCAGACAGTCAAGGTCTACTACCAGAGCAAGACCACAACGATTCCGATCTACAACTACCTGGACGGGCAGCACACGCTGTCAGACGGGTCCGTCTCCGGCACGATCGGCAATTCGTTTTTCCTGTCTATGTCCGGCACGCAGTACCAGACGTATTCGCAGGAGTATGAATTCCAGTATTTCAGGCTCGCGTCGGAAGGGTATGCGACAAATCACGCGGCGACGGAGACGATCCCCATCACGAGCGGGCAGGCCGTGCGCGTGTACTACAAGACGAAGATCACGGCAGTCGCACCATACATCAGCGGGGTCACGCTGACGAAGAATACGGCGACGGTCACGTGGGACAAAAACGGCGGCGGGTACGGAAGCTGGACGCTCTACTGGGGAAAGACGAGCTATACGGCCATCGGATCGCAGTCGATCGGCAGCTCACCGGTGACGGTCTCGGGGCTGGACCCGGGCACGACGTATTATTTCTGGATCGTAAACAAGGCCGGGACGGACTCGAAGACGTCCAACACCGTATCCGGCGAGACGAAGGCGCAGATCGCGGCCTTCGCGTGGACGAGCGACGATGCGGCGTATATCGCGGCAGGGAAGGCCGTGACATACCTGACGGCGGCGAGCTGGAACCGGCTGACGGCGAAGATCAACGAGGTCCGGGCCGCCAGAGGCTACGGGAGCATTTCCTTCACGACGGCCTACGCCGGGCAGACGATCACGGCAGCCATCTACAACGAGGCGGCAAACGCCATCGGGAATCTGGCAGGCGCGGGAAGCGTCAGAACGGTATCGGAAGGGACGAAGCTGGAAGCGACGTACTTTGCAAACAGCTATTCTGCGCTCAAGGAAGCGCTCAACCGGGCAATCAGCAGTTATAACGGATAGGAGGAGCTATGAATATCACAAAAGCAGTGGTGCAGCTGCGGGGGCGGCTGATCGAGGCCATCAACGAGGCGGGGCTGCCGCCGGTCATCGTGGGATTTGTGCTGGACGGGATCCAGAACGAAGTGGCAAGACTCACGGCGGAAGACCTGCGGAAGGAGGAAGCGGACAATGCAGACAGAGCAGATGCAGACGACCATGCAGAATGACACGGCGAGCGGGCTGACGGCGCGAAAGGCCATCGGCGAAGAGCAGGCCAGAAAGGCCATGGACACGCTGCAGAAATACCGGCAGGGCAAGAGTGCGCTGGAGGCGCGGGTCATCGCGTCGGAGGACTGGTGGCGCATGCGCAGCTGGCAGCGGATCCAAAAAGGGAACCCGGAGGATGACAAGTGGACGTCGGCGTGGCTCTTCAACGTCATCATGGGCAAGCACGCGGACGCGATCGCGGCCTATCCGGCCCCGGCCATCCGCCCGCGGGAACCGGACGACCGGGAGGAGGCGGCGAAGCTTTCCTCGGTGCTGCCGGTCATTCTGGAACAGAACGACTTCGAAGAGGTCTATTCGGACAGCCAGTGGACGAAGCTCAAGCAGGGCACGCTCATCTGGCACGTGAAGTGGGATTCTTCGAAGCTGAACGGCCTCGGGGATATCTCGGTGCAGCCGGTGGATATTCTGTCTTTCTTCTGGGAGCCGGGCGTGCGGGATCTGCAGAAGTCGAAGAACATCTTCCTGACGGAGATGGTGGACAACGATCTGCTGGTCGAGAAGTACCCGGAGCTGCGGGGAAAGCTCAACTCCAATCCGCAGATCCAGCAGAAGTACAACACGGACGACGTCATCAATTTTGACAACAAGTCGATGGTGGTGGACTGGTATTACAAGAAATATCAGAACGGACGGCAGGTGCTGCACTTTGCAAAGCTGGTGGGCGACACCATCCTGCAGGCGACGGAGAACGATACAGAGCAGCGGTATGACACGATGACCATGCCGGACGGCAGCATCGTGCAGCAGCCGGTCGGAAAGCCCATGGCGGAGACGGGCCTGTATGACGACGGGGAATACCCGTTTGTGGTTGACGCGCTGTTCCCGGTGGAGGGCAGCATTGCCGGGTATGGGTATATCGACATCGGCAAGTCGACGCAGGAGCAGATCGACCGGATGAACCAGGCGATCGTGAAGAACGCGATCATGACGACGACGCCAAGGTGGTTCAAGCGGTCGGACGGGTCGGTCAACGAGCAGGAGTTCGCGGACTGGACGAAGCCGTTCGTGCATGTGGATGGGAATCTGGGGCAGGACAGTCTGGTTCCGATCCAGGTGAACATGCTCAACAGCAATTACATTGCGATCTTGCAGAACAAAATTGAAGAGCTCAAGTGGACAACGGGAAACACGGACGTCAACAACGGCGCGACGAGCTCCGGCGTGACGGCGGCCTCGGCCATTGCAGCGCTGCAGGAAGCGTCCGGCCGGAGCAGCAAGGACTCCACAAAGTCGGCTTACCGGGCCTACGCGCGGATGATCCGGATGGTCATTGAGCGCATCCGGCAGTTCTATGATCTGCCGCGGCAGTTCCGGATCATCGGGCAGCGCGGGGCAGAGCAGTTCGTACAGTACAGCAATCAGGGGCTGCAGCCACAGACGCTCTACGGCGCGAACGGACAGCCGGACGGGCTGCGGAAACCGGTCTTCGACATTGAGGTCTCGGCGCAGAAGGCAAGCGAGTACGCGTCCATGGCGCAGAACGAGCTGGCGCTGCAGTTCTTCCAGCTGGGGTTCTTCAACCCACAGATGGTGGACCAGACGCTTGCAACGCTCGACATGATGGACTTTGACGGGAAGGACTCAATCATCCAGAAGGTCCAGGAGAACGCGGACCTGCAGCAGCGGCTGGTCGAGTGGCAGCAGCTGGCGCTCGCACTGGCGGACCGGTACGATCCGGTCATGGGTGAGGGGCTGGCGCAGCAGATCCTGCAGGAGGGCGGACAGGCCGTCCCGCAGGCGAGCGCCGCGGCAGCGGAGAAGCCGGAGATCAGCACGGGCGAGACGCAGGAGCCGAAGATCGTGGAGAATGCGCGCAAAAAGTCGGAAGAAAGCACGCAGCCGGGATAAGAACCGACGATTGCGGCGGCCCGTTCTGGCGGGATTATTTCTGGCTGGCGTGGGGTGAAGTTGGGAAAAGTTTGTGCTACGATGATTTTAGAATAAACGCCAGAAAGGAATTTATAGCATGGAAGGCGAATTCACGGGCGTAAGCGTTCAGACGAACGCAGCTGACGCCGCCGGTCAGCAGAGCGGGCAGGAGGCAGCCGCACAGGCGCAGGTGCAGCAGCAGCCGGTCAACGTCCCAGACGCTCAGGGACAGGGTACGCAGCAGGAAGAAACGTTTGACAGTCTGATTCAGGGAAGATTCAAGAAGGACTTTGACTCTGCTGTGCAAAGGGTTGTCAAGCAGCGGGTGCGCGGGCTGAACCAGTACAAGGGGCAGGCCGAGGCGATGGCACCGATCATCGACCAGCTGGGAGCGCTCTATGGGATCGACACGTCGGACCCGCGGAAGACGGACTTCGCGGCACTGGCACAGCGCTTTTCCGCTGACGAGCGGCTTTATAGCGCGGAGGCCATGGAAAAGGGCATGTCGGCGGACGCACTCAAAAAGGAGTACGCCGGCAGGGCCGAGAATACGGCCATGCGGCGGCAGCTGCAGGAGTACCAGATGCGAGAAGCCTTTGCCGGGATCCAGGCAGACTTTGCCCGGGATGTGACGGCGCGGTACGGCGCGGACTTTGAGACCGAGATGCAGAACCCGGATTTTGCGCGGCTCATGGGCGCGGGCGTGCCGCCGAAGACGGCATATGAGGTCATCCACCAGCAGGAGATCGCACAGGCACAGGCGCAGCTGGTGGCGAACCAGGCGCGGGAAAACGTCATGCGGACCATCCAGGCGCAGGGCGCAAGGCCGCAGGAGATCGGCTCCGGCGCTGCGGGCGGAGAGAACGTCCCGATGAAAACACACTGGTCACGCGCGGAGGTAGAGGACATGCGCCGCCGCGCGGCAAGAGGGGAACGAGTGATCCCCTGAGAAAGGAGATAGGAAATCATGTTTAAATCCAAAGTCGGATTTCAGTTTTTTGCTGACGCCGGTACGCTCGTCAACGCGACCGGCAACTACGTAAACGCAGGCACCGGTCAGACGACCGCATTCAGCGGCAACGACACGCTCACGCCGACCATGAAAACGTTCTACGACACGCAGCTGCTCGAGAATGTACGCCCGGATCTTTACCACGCACAGTTCGCAGAAAAGCAGGCGCTGCCGCGCAACCACGGCAAGACCGTCGAGTGGCGCAAGTGGAACACGCTGAAGGACGCGGAGACGTTGACCGAAGGCGTTATCCCGACGGGCCAGAAGATGGGTCAGTCCAGCATGAACGCCAGCATCGAGCAGATCGGCACGTACGTAACGATCTCTGATCAGCTGGAACTGCATGCGCTTGACAATATGATTCTCGGCGCAACAGAAGAACTCGGCGCTTCGGCGGCTCTGTCCATCGACAAGCGCGTGCGAAATGTCGTTGTGGCGGGCCACAATGTGCAGTACTGTGACAAGGTGTCGAGCTCTGGCACACACACGGCGGTCACTGGTCGCTCCGGCCTTGACAAGACGGCACTTCTGACGCCGCTCGAGATCAACAAGGCGGTGACGACGCTCAAGAAGCTGGGCGCAAAGCCAATCAACGGAAAGTATGTCGCTATCATTCACCCCTCCGTTTCTTTTGATCTGCGCAACTCCGATGGCTGGGTCGAGTCGCACAAGTATGCAGCGGTGACGGAGATATTCAATGGCGAGATCGGCGAGCTGCACGGTGTGCGCTTTGTGGAATCGAACAACGCGAAGGTGTTCAATGACTCCACTTGCCCGGTGAAAACAGCCGCATCTGACGGCAATCCTGCGGTCTACTACAGCGTTTATCCGACGCTTTTCTTCGGCAAGGGAGCGTTCCGGATGATCGACCCGGAGGGCGGAAATCTTGAGATGATCGTCAAGAACAAGGGAGAGATCGGCGGCCCGCTGGATCAGTTCTCGACCGTCGGCTACAAGGCCGAGATGGCGACGAAGATCGTCTATGAAGACCGTATGGTTCGCGTGGAAAGCTGCAGCTCGTACTCCGAGACAGACGAGGCCAACTAAGGAAGGAGAAAACAGCTATGGCAGAAGCAGCAAAGAAAAGCGCGTGGGATGAGAAACGAACTGTATTTATCGAACGCGGGATGGCAAGCGAGGAACAGAGCCAGTTCGTGTGCGTGAACGGAAGAACGTTTCAGGTACCGAAAGGAAAGAACGTAGAGGTTCCGCTTCCGGTATATGAGGTGATCGCAAACGCGCGGCTGGCGGCTGAAGAGGCGCGGCGGCAGGCGAAGGAAGAAGACAAGTGAATGCCCATGACGGCAGGAAGCAGAGGAAGGGGCAGAAATGCCCCTTCTTTTGGTAAGGAGGAAAAATGAAAATTCGGGAAGCGATCGAGACGGTCGACCGGTTACTGTCGAACCAGTACGAGACGCCGGATAAGGTCCGGTGGCTGTCGGAGCTGGATGGAATCGTGTATCGGGATATCATCTGCACGCACGAGCACGAGAAGGAACCGGAGCCGTTTACGGGTTATGGGGAGGACGTGGATCTGGAAACGGAGCTGCTGATCCCGTGGCCGTATGATGAGATCTACCGCTGGTATCTGGGGATGAAGATCTGCGACGCCAACGGGGAGACGACGAAGTATGCGAACGAGGCGGCAAAGTACAACAGCTACTATCAGGGGTACTTCAACGCCTACAACCAGGCGTACATGCCGAAGCAGTACGCAACACATTTCAAGCTTTAAGGCGGTGAGACTATGAGCGTATATCGAGTAGAGTCGGGCGGCAGGGCCCCGGCGGGGCTTTCGGCCGGCGACGAGGTCGTGACCGGCGGCGGCACGTACCGCATCACGGGCGTGAACGCGGACGGAAGCTACCAGTCGCAGCTGGTGAACAAGAACCAGACGACGAGGAACTACGGCGGCAGCTATCAGACCAGAAACAGCCCTTACACCATGTCCGGCGTGTCGGACTACACGAGAAGCAAGCTGAACGGGCTGGAGAGCGGGTACACGCCGTCGGGCAGCGTACAGGCGGCGCAGGCGTATCTGGAGCAGGTCAAGGCCAGCAAGCCGGGCGCGTATCAATCGCGCTGGGACGATGAGCTGACGAGCCTGTATGACCAGATCCGGAACCGGAAGAAATTCAGCTATGATATGGGGACGGATCCTCTGTACCAGCAGTACCGTGAGCAGTATCAGCGTCTCGGGCGGCTTGCCATGCAGGACACGATGGGGCAGGCGGCGGCACTCACGGGCGGCTATGGCTCAACATACGGCGAGCAGGTGGGCCAGCAGGCGTACAATGCGTATCTGCAGAACCTCAACGACATCGTGCCGCAGCTGCAGCAGCAGGCATATCAGCGGTATCAGGATGAGGGAACGGACCTTTATAACCAGTACAGCCTCGTGAAGGGCCGGGAAGATACGGACTACGGCCGGTACCGGGATACGGTCAGCGATTATTATTCGGATCTTTCGGATGCGCGGAGCGCGTACAACTCGGAGCGGTCGCTGGACCAGAGCCAGTGGGCGACGATGCTCGACTACTGGGCGCAGAAGGCAAACAACGAGAACGCAGCCTACCTGCAGGCGCTGGCGGCGGAGCAGGCTGCGGCGAAGAAATCCGGCGGCGGAGGCGGCGGTGGGAGAAGCAGTTCATCTTCAAAGCTGAGCGACAAGAAGAACAACACGCTTGCAAAAGCGGCGCAGGCGTACCGGGCAAAGAACCCGAATGTATATCTGGACAGCCGGACGCTGGATAACTACCTCAACAGCAAGGGCTACAATGCGCTGGAGGCCAATACGTTCAAGGCGTATCTGGAATACTACGGCGCGACGTATCTACGGCAGCGGTAACGGAGGGAAGCATGGGACGAATCACACTGACAGAGGAACAAAAGCGGATTGCAGAGAGCATCCGCAGCGGACAGGGAGCCAGCACGCAGCAGGCTCCCTCCGCCTATCGCGGCGGAAGAATCACGCTGAACCAGAAGCAGATCCAGATCGCGAGCAAGTACGGCCTGCCGAACCCGGACTACGGGAAGAACGCGCAGAGCGGGCAGACAACCGTGGACGACCCGCTGCATAAGCAGTATGCGGCGTTTATGGCATATCAGAATGCCGTGCGCGAAGCGGAGCTCGCGCAGATAAAAATGAAGCCGTATTTGAGCGGGACGAAGAAGACGCCGACAAATACCTCAGAGCAGCTTACAACACAGGAACTGCGCCGCGAGCAGACGGAACAGAAAAATGCTGCGGCGCAGATGCGGGCGCAAGGGAATCTCGGAACGCAAGCTCTGCGCCAGCAGAGCGCACTGCTGGCCGGCCGGTTTGCGCCAGCCACGCAGCAGGTGCGGGGGGACGTGGATGCGCAGAACCGGCGTGCAAAAGCGGCGCAGACCGTGCAGCGGGATCAGGTGCGCGGGATGCGGCGGACGTCGCAGGAGCTGGACAAGCAGATTGAGGCGCTGGAGATCGAACAGGCGGACACGCATTTCTCCGGGACCGGGCTTTCGGAAAATGGGAAGAGCGTGACGCAGCTGCAGAACGAGATCGACGCGCTGAAGGAGCGCAAGGCGCAGGTCGACAGCCAGAGCGTGCTGGCCCGGGCACAGGAGGCGATCGGGAACCTGAGTAAGGAAGACCAGAATCTGCTCCGGCAGTACCGCGGGCAGGAACTGAACGGATATCAGGTGCGGGCGTATGCGAAGTACGACGCGAAGACGGCGCTCAACGAAAAAGGCTACAGCGACGACACGCTCAAGCGGCTGGCGGAATGGCAGAAGGTGCTGGACGACTACGACAACGCGCAGAAACTCGATCAGGCGGCACAGGAGATGGGAAGCGGATCCTTCGCGGGGAAAGCTGCGGCGACGCTGTTCTCTGCGGCGCTGGCGCCGGGGAAGGCACTGGGCAATCTGGAATCGCTGCGTGGCGTTTTGCCGAAGTGGGCGGGCGGCTATCAGAACGAGGATATGCCGACGAACATCTACAGCCCGGCGTACAACGCGACGCGGCTTTCCTCCGGGATCCGGGGGAGCGTGATGCAGGGGATGAACCCGACGGGGCAGTTCCTCTATCAGGCAGGCACGTCGGCGCTGGACAGCGCGGTCAACATGGCGGTCTCGACGGGGCTCGTGGGAACCTTTGGCGGCGTGGCCGGTGCGGGGGCGAAGGACGCGGTTGCGGAGACCATGAACTGGGTGATGGGATCGCAGGTCGCGGCGGACTCCGTGTATGAGGGGATCCAGAACGGAAAGTCCAACGCGGACGCGCTGGTCGACGGTATCGTCGAGGGCGCGATCGAGGGCTTCACGGAAAAGTATTCTGTGGGCGATATCATCGAGAACATGTTGAGCGGGAAGGCCGTGTGGAGGAAGGCACTGCGGTCGTTCGCGTCGGAAGGCGCGGAAGAGATCGCGTCCAACTGGCTCAACCGCGCGTATGACGTGGTGGCGAAGCATGACCGGGGTGAGGTCATGACGGCCTACGCAAATTATATCGCAGAGGGCAGGACGCCGGCGCAGGCGCTGGCGGCGATGGTCGGAGACTTCGCAAAAGAAGACAGCCTTTCGTTCCTCGCGGGCGGCCTGTCCGGCCTTGCCATGTCCGGGACGTATGCGGGCGTGAACCGCGTGATTTTGGAAGCAAACGTCACGCAGACGGCCAGAGCGGTCATCGAGGCGGGCGAAGTGCAGGACGTCATCGACTATGGCATGGCGCAGGAAGAGGGCACGAAGGCGCACCAGCTGGCCGAGGAACTGCAGCAGACCGTGGACGATGGCGGCGAGGTGACGCAGAAGGCCGTGGAGAACACGCTGCGTGAGGTGGCGAAGGAGCAGCAGGCGGCCGTGGACGAAGGGCAGGAGCCGCGCGTGCCGGAGACGCTGACCCGGCTCGAGCAGCTGCAGGAACAGGCCCGGCAGGAGCAGGCACAGGCCGAGGCGGACGAGAAGACGTTCCAGATCTACAAGAGCGCGGCGGAGACGGCGCAGGAGAACCAGAGGCTTGCGCAGCAGTACCAGCAGGAGCAGGAGCAGGAGCAGAATCGGGCACAGCAGAGCGTCCAGGCGGTGCAGCAGGCCCAGCAGTCGGCGCAGCAGCAGTATAACCAGGACAGCTTATTTGCACCCATCCCAGGAACGGAGAGTATGGGTGAGCTGGATCCGGTGCAGTACGCCCGGCAGCAGACGGCGGACGCGGAGCAGGCGCTCGATGAAGCCGCACTGCAGCAGGAGGAACAGTATCTGCAGACGCAGGCCCAGAGAGCGGGCTACGACGAGCAGACGGCGGCGTATTTCCTGAACGGGAACACGACGGGCATGCCGGCGGAGCAGTATGCGCAGAGCTTCGGACAGGTCTATGAGCAGGGCAGACTCGGCGCGAGTGAGCAGCGGGCGATGCGCTACGCCAAAGGAATGAATCAGGACGTGGCGGCAGCCTCCTATCGGGCGGGGCTTGCTGCGGGGCAGAAAAACGTGCAGGCCGAAACGGCGCAGAAGAAGTCCAAGGTCAAGCCGACAACGCCGAAAACCAGAACGGCAGAGCAGGCGCTTCAGGACGCGAAGAACCTCCGCGACAGTGGCGTGAGCGCAAAACAGGTCCTGAACGAAACAGGGTGGCTGCCTCTGAGCGCAGATACATATAAGAACCCGAAGACCGGGGAACAGGTACACTACGACGGCGGAACAGTCACGTCGTACAGCCGGAAAGGAGTAGGCAATGGCAGTATCGAGGTTACTGATGAAGGACAAGTCGGGCAGGCTGGTCAGCGTGCCGAAGGACAGTCTGGAGGCGTTCGCCAAAGCACAGCGCAGCGGCAAAGAGCTGACGCCGGAAGAAAGAGAGCGCAGGGTGCAAGAGATCTCGCAAAAGCTTGGGATGAAGTAGAACTTTCGACGCTCGGCTTTGGAAAGGACAACATGCAAAAAGTGCGCGTCATGCCGAAGGGACAAGAGGCAAGAAGCGAGGATATCCAGGCGGCGGCAAAGTTCTTCCGGTCGATGGGCGTACAGAATGCGCGGTTCTTCACCGGGCAGCTGACGCAGGAGATCGACGGGCAGACGTTTTATGCGGATGCCGCCGTGACGGAGGATGGCTCCGTGCTCATCCGGGCAGACAGCGAGGAATATTCCGCGTTCGAGCTGGCGAAGCACGAGGGATATCACCTGCTTGTCAAGCGCTTGCCGGAGATGGCGGCGAAGATCCAGAAGCGGCTGCTGGGCGAGGGCAAGATCACAAAGGAGATGATCGAGAGCTATGTGGACGCCTACGCCGGGATCTACGGCGACGACACGGACGCATACGTCGAGGAGATCGTCGCGGATACCTACGCCGGCATGAACCGCACGGGCTACGGCACGAACAAGCTGCGCGCGGACGTGAAGATGGAGGTCGGCCAGTGGCAGAAAAAAACCGGCAGCGCGAGAGCGCCGCCGGCGAAGATGTCCGCTGCGAAGGATCAGACCACAAAAAACTATCAGGGCGTCAACCTTGCGGAAGACGGAAGCGTCTATACCTACGATTTCCTGACATCGCTTCCGGATATGGACGTGACCATGCTGCCGGAGGTCGACGCGGTACGCGGAGCCGACAACCGGGTCGATACAGCAAAGGTCGTGCAGGAGGGTATGAAAAACGCCCGCGCCGTTGGAACAGAGCGAGACGGAAAGGCCTTTGTGCGGAACCGGTACACGGGGAAACGGCTCATGGTGACGACGAACAGCATTCGGCATGGGATCAATGGAGCGGCAAACCGTGTGCTGACCAATGCAAGACTGGGCGCAGTCGTAGGGGACATTGTGCAGAATGCGGTTCCTATCAACGCGCTATATAACACAGCGAAAGATGTGACCGGAACCTATGCAATGGCCGGGTATGCCACAGACAGCGCGGGGAGAGAATTTGCGGCAATCATCACTGTCGAGCAAAAGACAGGCAAAATTGCGGCAGTCGAAGCATATGACATGCTCCACGCGGTCAGCGGAAGACAGAAAAAAGGTAGCCAGGCGGACACGAAGTCCCAGAGCATACACTCTATCAAGGCTACCAAAATCAGTATATCCGATTTGCTCCGAATTGTCAACAGTACGCACCAGAGTATTTTACCGGAAGATGTGCTGCAAAAATTCGGAGAGCAGAGAAACCCGCAGGGGGATTATACCGGGAAGGTCAAATTCTCGTCTCAGGACGGGCGGTATCGGGATCTGATGGGGGAGAAGGCGGCACAGTATGTGCGGCGGCTGGAGTCCAGACTGGTGAACGAGCTGGCGGAGAATCTGAGCGTGCCGGGGCAGGCGAAGCGGGAGGTTTTGCGGCCGATGGCCGAGGAGGCGCTACGGTCGTTCTTCACGGACGGGCAGCTTGACCGGTCGAAGCTGAACGATCTCTTTGAAACGGCCTACAAGGCGGGCGTGGAAGAGGACCAGCAGTACATTGAGCAGTACGGTGACCTCAAGAAGTTCATCCGGGATCAGAAGATCTCCATTTCCGAGACGGACCGGCAGGATATCGCAGATTACAATCTATTCCGGAAGGCGGCCATGGGGACGCTGACGATCAGCAAGGACGGTTTGCCGGTGGACGTGGCGTATCAGCAGCTGCAGGAGATGGCGCCGGAGCTGTTCCCGGCAGACATTACCGCACCGAGCGATCAGCTGATGCAGATCTACGATGTGGCGCGCGGGATCCAGAAGGTGCAGAAGACGCTGGATGAATACTACGGGCCGCAGGCGGCTAGCTTTAAGAAGTGGCAGCAGGCGAATTTCACGGAATCCATTGACCGGCTGACGAGCGGGCTGCGCGTGGCGCAGCGGTATCTGGACGCGCAGAACAAGGCCAAAGAAAAGCTTGCTATTCCGCAGACAGCGGAAGAAACGAAGCAGATGTGGGCGCAGCTGAAGGACGCAAGGCGAGTGGTCGAGAAAGCGCAGAGCAAGACGCTGCTGACGGAAGCCGACCAGAAGATCGTGAACCGGCTGCTGCGCGGAGAGACTGACCCGGCATACGTGGCGGGCCTGGAAAACGGACAGCAGATCCTGAAGGTCTACGAGGCAAAGGCAGACTATGATATGCTGGCGCTGAAGCTCAAGGCATGGAATGCCCAGCGCAAGCAGGGACTGCGGGACTTTGCCGAGCAGGCGCTGACGGAAGCCGAGGCCGTCAAGTGGGTCGACAAGAACATGGGGATCCGGTACCAGCGCGAGACGATGGAGCGGAACATCCGGGATATCGCGCGGAAGGGAAAGGTCTCTGACGAAAAGGCCAATGCTTTTATCAACAAGTATTTCTGGCCTGTCCATGAGAACGAGAGCAAACGCAAGAATTACCTCGTGCAGCAGCAGAACCGGATCCGGGCGCTGGGACTCGACCGGCAGGTACGGAAGGGGAATCTGGTATCCGAGAGCTATGCGGTGCAGTGGCTGGGCGAGGCAGAATTCAACCGGGACTATCTCAAGCAGCATCCGCGTGTCGAAAGGCGCGGGGGGATGACGTTTGACGAGTGGAACGCGGCCATTCAGGAATTCGAGAAGCAAAACCCGAATCTGGATCTCGGCAAGGTGCGGGCAGCCGTGAAGGTTTGTCACGAGGTCTACGACAAGCTGTTCCAGGATATGAACCGGGTGCGAATTGAGAACGGCTATGAGCCGGTCAATTATCTGCAGGGATATTTCCCACACTTCCAGGAGAACGAGGAAGGAGGCAGCATTCTGCAGAAGTTCGCAAGGGCTGCCGGGATCGAAGGGGACGTGTCGCCGCTGCCTGCGACGATCAACGGCCTCACGGCAAACTTCAAACCCGGCATCCGGTACATGGCGAACATCCAGAACCGACTCGGCTACGCGACGGCGTATGACGCGCTGCAGGGCTTTGACCGGTACATCGAGGTCGCGACGGACGTGATCTTCCATACGGCGGACATTCAGCGGCTGCGGGCGCTGGCGACGCAGATCCGGTATCGGGCATCGGACGAAGGGCTGAAACAGCGGATCGACGCGATCATGATGAACCCGTTCCTCAACCCGGACGAAGCCAACGAGCAGGTGACGAACCTGACGAAGGAAGGACGGTATGGGCTTTCCAACTTCGTGGATGAGCTGGACGAATACACAAACCTTCTGGCGGGAAAGAAGTCGCGGCTCGACCGGGGCATGGAGAAGACGTTTGGGAGACAATTCTACAACGTCATGAAGAAGTTTGAATCCCGCGTGGGCGCGAACATGGTCGCGGCCAACGTGGGTTCGGCGCTCACAAACTTCATTCCGATTGCACAGGCAGCAGCCCAGACAGGCGGCTGGAATATGGTGATTGGCATGCGGGCAACGCTGAAAAACTATTGGAACGCAGACGGGTTGAGCGCAGCGTCAGTGTTTATCAACAATAGATCCGGATATGGAAGACTGGCGGAATCTACGATGGATAAGGTATCGGAGAAAGCCGGTATTCTCATGGAGATTGTGGACAGATTCACAACAGGCAGTGTCGTTCGTGCGCGGTATTATCAAAACCTGCAAAGGGGCATGAGTGAGACGAGCGCGATGCAGGAGGCGGATCAGTTTGCGTCCGGCGTCATGGCAGACAGGAGCAAGGGGTCGACGCCGACGCTTTATTCCGCGCGGAACCCGCTGGTGAAGCTGTTCACGCAGTTCCAGCTGGAGGTAAACAACACGTTAAGCTGGGTATTCAAGGATTTATACCAAGAGGAGCGAAAGAAAGGCATACTGGCCTTATGCAAAGCCATGTTTGGGTGGATGCTTGGAAGCTGGGTATTGAACGAGGCCTACGAAGCGATGACTGGAAGAAGAATGGGCCAAGACCCGCTTGACATCATAAACGATACGGTTGGTGATATTACGGGGTATCAGATCCCAAATACAGTCGATGCGATGTTTTCGGGAGAGTGGGACTTCACGACGCAGCAGGAAGACGCCTACGGCGTAGCAGCGAACCTGACGCAGAATCTGCTGGGAGAACTGCCGTTCACGCAGGTACTGACGATGCTTGGACTGGAGGTCGACAACGGAAGAATTGCTGTCGCATCGGCGATACCTGATTTGGGCGCGGTGCTCAAGGCTGCGACAAGCAAAGACATCGCACCGGGAAAACGGGGCTACACGATCCGGCGGGAGCTGGCGAAGCCCGCGTACTACCTTTTGCCGCCGTTCGGCGGAGGACAGGCGAGAAAGCTGATCCAGGGAGGCGTGGCGGCATGGAAAGGCGGCAGCTACTCGGTCGACAACGAGGGCCGCGACATTCTGCAGTATCCTGTGTACAACGACAACGCAGCCGACCGGGCGAAGAGCTGGGCACAGGCGCTGCTGTTCGGCAAGACGGCGACAGAAGAGGCTCAAAGCTGGGTGGAGAGCGGGTTCAAGTCGCTGTCCGCGAAGGAGACTGCCGCCTATCAGGGCATGACCGAGGGAGGCGAGGACCAGCGGGAGACCTATGCGTTCATCCAGGCGGCGCGGAAGCTGGAGAAGAACTATGACAAGATGATGCTGCTGAAGGCCTATGATATCAGCGACGCGGCGAAGGCAGAGTATTATTATCAGGTCCTTGCCGGGGATACGCAGAAGGCGGAGATGGAGCCGAAGAGCACGCAGGAGCGGATCGACTACATGAACGAGAAGATCCAGGACGCGCAGGAAGCGAGGCAGAAGCAGGATCTCAAGGACGCCGTCGCCGCCGGGACCGTGACGCAGGAGAAGGCAATCCAGAAGATCCTTGCGAACGACTACGCCGAGGATGAGAACAAGGCGTACTGGCTCTACAAGGAGTGGACCGGCGGGAAGGACTATACGAAGTACGGCAAGATCCTGCAAACCATTGAAGATGGCGGGGATCTGAAAGCGGCGGCAAAGGAATACTTCGACCACGGAGCCGAGAAGGGCGATATCGGCAGTGAGATCACGAAGGCGTACAAGCCGCAGTACATCGCGGCCTCGACTGAGGAACGGAAGAAGCTCAAGGAGAAGCTGCTGGCGGCCTATGTGGCACTGGGGTTCAACCGGGCGGATAAGTCCAAGGATATTGACAAGTGGCTGGAAGACAGCAAGTAAAACAAGAAGGCCGGGGCAGATGCCCCGGCCTTCGGTTTTGGAGTTACTGCGCTTTTTCCAGCTCCGCAAGGCGCTGGCTGTGCAGGTGAACGACGGATTTCAGGAAGGAAACCTCTTCTTCAAGCTCTTCGACGCGGCTCTTCGGCGCGAGGGTATCGAGAAGAGACTGCTGGCCTTCGATCAGGAGGTCCAGCTTTTTCATGACGCTGCTCTCGATGATGACGCGGGTATTCGCGGCGGACTGCTTAAGCATGTCGTCTTTGGCCTGGTCGATCATGGATTGGATTTTCTCAATATCTTTTTCGTCGAGCATGGGGAAGCCTCCTTGTATTTGATGGAACCAGTATAGCACCGGCGGGCGGGAATGGCAAGCGGAAAGTGCTGCGTGCGTGGGGTGAATCCGGCGGCTGGGTCTGCTACACTGGATGAAAAGGAGGGATGCGGCATGGCGACGCCAATTCCGGGGGCTTATCCGAGCCCGAGGATCGACAAAGGGGTGCTGCGGTGGTACGAAGGGGACACGTTCTCGATCGTGCTGCGGTTCGACCTGAAGGACCAGGACGGCGAGGCCGTCACGATCGGGACGACGGACAGCATGGCGGTCGTGTTTCTGGACGATACGCGGCAGACCGTCCACACGTTCAGCTTTGCGAAGGTGGAGAATGAGCAGGTCACGCTGAACTTCGACGCGACGATCACGGAAAAATTCACGAAGGGAAAGTACACCTACGATATCCGGTACACGCACGGCGACAAGACGACGCTGGCGAGCGGGAACCGGGCATTCGTGGAGTAAGGAGCAGGTATGAGGGTAGAGATTCCGAATCAGATCACGGTGACGATCGGCGGGCTGATCTCCCGCGGGGTGAAGGCCGTGGAGGTTACGGACGCGGGGAAGCTGATTTTCACGCTGACGGACGGCAGCACGGTCGACCTTGGATCTGTCATGGGCCCGCAGGGGCCGAAGGGCGAGACGGGACCGGCGGGGCCGCAGGGGCAGACAGGACCTGCCGGCGCACAGGGTGAGACCGGCGAGGCGGGCGCGAGCATCACGTCGATCACGAAGAAATCGCAGAGCGGGACGACGGCGACGTACACGATCGCGCTTTCGGACGGGAAGACATTTGACTTTAACGTCGAGACCGTCAAGGGCGAGAAGGGCGACAAAGGCGATAAGGGGGAGACCGGCGCGACCGGCCCGAAGGGAGAGACCGGCGAGCGGGGACCGCAGGGCGAGACCGGCCCCAAGGGTGATCCCGGCGAAAAGGGCGACACAGGCGCGACCGGAGCGACCGGCCCGAAGGGAGACCCGGGCCAGACCGGCCCGCAGGGTGAGACCGGCCAGACCGGCCCGGCAGGTCCGCAGGGGCCGAAGGGCGACACGGGAACGGGATTTACCGTCAAGGGCTATTACGGCTCGGTCTCCGCGCTGCAGGCGTCGGTCAAGAATCCGGAGGTCGGAGACGCCTACGGCGTGGGCGCGGCTGCACCTTATGACATTTACATCTACGACGGCGTGACGAATGCGTGGGTCAACAACGGACCGCTGCAGGGCGCGAAGGGCGACAAGGGAGATCCGGGCGAACAGGGGCCGAAGGGCGAACCGGGCGACACCGGCCCGGCGGGCGCCAGCGGAACGGACGGCATAACCCCGAGCATCGGCAAGAACGGGAACTGGTATCTCGGGACGACCGACACGGGGAAGCCATCGCGCGGCGAGAAGGGCAGCACCGGCGACACCGGCCCGCAGGGGCCGAAGGGAGAAACCGGCGATACCGGCCCGCAGGGGCCGGCTGGTGCGGACGGAACTCCGGGCAAGGACGGCGCCGACGGCGTCACCCCGGCGATCGGCGCGAACGGCAACTGGTATCTGGGCGAGACCGACACCGGCAAGCCGTCCCGCGGCGCGAAGGGAGACAAGGGCGACCCCGGCGCAGACGGCGCGCCCGGCCAGACCGGCCCGCAGGGAGAACCGGGAGACCCAGGCGAGACCGGTCCGCAGGGGCCGAAGGGCGAACCCGGCGATACCGGCCCACAGGGCCCGCAGGGGCCAGCGGGCAAGACGCCGGTCAAGGGCACGGATTACTTTACGGCGGCGGATAAGGCCGCGCTGGTGCAGGACGTGCTTGCCGCGCTGCCAGAATGGACAGGAGGAAACTACTGATGGCATTGGATAAAGCAGTAGATTCCGCGCAGCTGAACGCCGACCTGACGGCGGTTGCGGACGCCATCCGCACGAAGGGCGGCACGTCCGCACAGCTTGCGTTCCCGGATGGGTTCGTGAGCGCGGTGCAGGCCATCGAGGGCGCGCCCGACTTGCAGATCGTCGTCACGACCAGCGCAGGCGCGACTGTCACAGCTACAAAGGGCAGCAAGACGGTTTCCGGTACGGCAGATGCGAGCGGGAATTGCACACTGACGGTCGACGAGACCGGTCCATGGTCTGTGCTTATTACGTCGGGAAAGTACTCTGATACTGTAGAGGTCGTTGTCGGTACAAGTCCACTTGAGGTATATCCAGGCCCTGTATTCGATCCGGTATTTGCTAATAATGATTGGGAGACTATTATTGCTGCTTGCCAATCTGGTGAAGTTCCAGATACCTGGCTTGTCGGTAACAGCAAAGTCATGTCTATCAACCATGATGATTACCAGATCGATATTATTGGTAAGAATCACGATAGGTATGCTGATGGAACGGGTAAGGCACCACTTACGTTTCAGCTGCATACGGTGTACGGTAATCCTGTTAATACCTATGGTATGTCTACGAGTGAGACATCCGTAGCTTGGACTAGTACACTTATTCGATCTCAGGTTTTACCTAGCATTAAGAAGCTGATGCCTGCAGAGGTTTCGGCGGCGATAAAGGCGGTAACTAAAGAGTACAATAAGAGCTACTATGATTCGTCGGTCGGTACGTGTTCTGATACACTATTTTTGTTGTCTACTTACGAGGTATTTGGAAAAGTTGAATCCTCAAACGTACAGCAGGGTACTCAGTACGATTACTATAAGACAGCTGCGAAGCGTAAGAAGACTGATCTAAGTGCCCAAGCCCAGTCTTGGTGGCTGCGTTCCATCGGGGGACCGACGAATTCGTCCCCATCTAAGCCTACTTACTGCACGGTTAATGATGAGGGTAAGAGTAGTAGGATAATACAGTATGTGGAGTACAATATGTATAATAAAATACCAATCAGTTTTGCATTCTGTTTCTAACTCTGTAGATATGATCTTTAAGGTCATGCTGATAAACAAGCAGACGGGCGTTAAGGAGCTTCTATGAGTACGATTATTGACACCCTAATCACCGACCGAACGGCAGCGGACGTCGCACGCGTGCACGAGTTGGCTGTGAAGGGCTACGCGGGCATGACGGCGGCGGAGCTGGCGGAGTGGCTGGCGGGGATGAAGGGCGCATACAACGGCGTTGACCTAAACCGCGTCGGGACGGCGCTGAACTACCTCCGCGACCGCCTGACCGGCGTCTGCGGCAGGGATATCACGTGGCAGGCGAAGACAGAAAAGAGGTAAAAACATGGATGCTGGAACCATCACGATCATCTGCGCCGTCCTCGGCTCGTCCGCGCTGACGACGGTCATTCAGGCCATCGTCGGCACAGCGCAGAAGAAGAAAACACAGGCAGACTCCCAGGGCGACCATCTCGCCGAGATCGACAAAAAGCTCGGGAAAATGCAGGAGCATCAGGACGAGCAGTATCTGGCGATCCTCCGGCTGACCATCATGTCGGAGGAAATGCCAATGGCCGAGCGTCTGATCGCCGGGCAGAAATACGTCAAGCTGGGCGGCAACGGCGATGTAAAAAAGTTTTTGCACCAGCTCGAAAAGCAGTGTGAACATAGCAGTGCGCAATAAATTGGGAGGCAGATATGCGGGTAAAAGGCAAGTGGAGCAAGGGCGAAATGGCGCGAACCATTGTTTTGTATCTGCTCCAGCTCATCACAACGGTAATTGTCTGGGCCTGCGCGCTGAAAACCGTCGCCGTCCTAATTGCAGTTATCCGCAGCCCGGAGCTTGGCGCATCGGTCGACCTGTCCGACGTGCTCGGCTTTACCGGCTGGGCAACCATCACAGAGCTTGGCCTGCTTGCCTTCAAGCGGGTTTTTGCGAAGAAAAATGAAACAGTCGAATAGCGAAAGGAGTAATTACTTATGGACTACACGCAAATCATCTCGGCAGTGATCGCGCTCATCAGCGCGCTCATCTCGGCATTTCTGATCCCGTGGCTCAAAACCAAGATCGACGCGGATAAGCTGCAAACGCTCCGCACTTACGTTGAGATCGGCGTAAAGGCGGCGGAGCAGCTGTACACCGCGACGGACGGCGCGGCGAAAAAGGCGTATGTTGTGAACTTCCTCGCCGAAAAGGGCATTCAATTTGATGTGGAAACGATCGATAAGCTGATCGAGGCCGCCGTGCTGCAGCTGCACCACGAGCTGTACGGGAGTGAGCGGGCATGAGTATCAAGATCGGGCAGGCCAGTCTCGGTGAAACAGGCGGCCACGGGCAGCAGCCCGGAAACCAGACGGGCCGGGAGCTGAATTTCTCCACGTGGTATCCAGCCGTGTGGCTGGGAGTGCTGCGGTTCAAGGACCCGGCAAAGGCGGAGCTGGCCGCGAAAGCCTGCGAGGCCGGCGTGAAGAACAAGAATATCGGCTACGATATGGACAATCGCAACACCGCGTATGCGGCGGCAAAGGCCGTGGGATGGGATCTGAGCAAGATCACAAAGCCGGTGGAAACGGACTGCTCGGCATTTATGATGCTGTGCGCCATCTCGGCAGGCGTGCACAAGCTGGAGGATCTTTTCCGGCGGCAGGGCAACAGCTGCACCACCTACTGCATGCGGCACGATTGGCCCGCAACGGGGGACTTCGAGCTGCTGACCGGCAGCAAGTACCTGACGACAGACGCCAATCTCCTGCGCGGGGACGTGCTGGTAAGCTCGGGCCATACCGTGATGGCCCTCGAAGATGGAAAGAACGGAGAGGGGGAAAAAGAAGTGGTCGAAAAGAGCAAGATCATCGTGGACGGTAAAGAAGTCGCCGTTGAACGCATCCTGAAAGACGGCACGAACTACGTCAAGGTGCGCGATATCGCCGCCGCGCTGGATCTCGAAGTCAGCAACAAGGGCAATATCGCTGTGCTGAATCACAAGGAAAAGTAAGCCTCCGCCCGGCGGCGGGCCGAAGGGAGTGACGAAAGCATAACTGCGCGGCTGGCTCTGCCGAAGGAGCTGGAACACCTCACGCGCAGCGACTGGGAGCGCGTCACCGACGAGGGACTTTTGGACGTGATCGATCAGCAGATCGTGATACTTTATATCGTGCGCAGGCTCCCGCAGATGGACGCCGCCGCCGAGATCGGCGTCGACCGAAAAACCATCTCCCGCCGCCTGCCGCACATCTACAATATCGCCCGCCGTCTGGCAGGGAAAACAGACAAAGAGAAAGCGCCATGAGCAACGGCTCATGGCGCTTTTTCTATGCCCACATGTCCCACAAATGGTACACAAATGGTACACAAATGCCCCCCAGCGGGGACGGGGAAACGCTAGAATGGTAGCAGAAAGGGGCGATACCGCATGGCGTACAACCCGTACACGGGCCGCTGGGAGATGGACGGCGCGCAGCAGATCCAGCTGCAGCCCATGCCGCGGCCGCAGGGCCCGCAGCTGCCGCCGCAGCCGCCGAAGCTCGGCGTGCTGACCGTGGCCAGCGAGGCCAGCATCAACAACCTGCAGATGCAGCCGAACGACAACGCGCTCGCGCTGCACGAGACCGAGAACCTGCTGTACTACATCCGCACGGACAGCATGGCGGCCAAGACCATCGCGCGGTTCCGGATCTTCCCGGAGCCGACAGAAGAGGAAAAGGCGGCAAACCAGCTGCAGGAGCAGCTGAAACAGATCACGGCCGGCCTGCAGAGCATGGCCGGGAAAATCGAAGAACTGGAGGGAAAGCTCAATGCAAAATCCGATTATGGCCCTGATGGGCGGAAACGGCGGGGGAAACAAGCTGCTGAACGGTCTGCTGCAGACAGCGAAGACGACGCTGCAGGGGCAGAGCCCGCAGATGGTGCTTAGCTTCCTGGCCTCGCAGCCAGGCTTTGAGGCGTGGTTCGAGGCAAACAAAAACAAGACGGTCGGCGAGCTCGTCGGCCAGATCGGCAAGTGATACCGCGCGAAAGCGCCTATCAAATTTCATTCCACCCAGAAAGGAGGGAAAACCATGGATAAGGATTATGGCTTCGGCGGATGGGGCATTGTCATCCTGATCGCGCTGTTCTTCCTGCTCTTCGCGGGCAGAGGCTTCGGCGGCAGCGGCGAGAGTGCCCCGGCGACGCAGGCCGACGTGCAGCGCGCGACGGACTTTGCGGCCCTTGAACGCCAGAACAACGAGGGTGTCGCGGCAACGCGCCAGGGCGCGTATGACGTCACCAGCGCTGTCAAGGACAACGCCTACAACATCCTCGGCGAGCTGCGCGATTTGCAGTCCGTCACGGAGAGCGGCATCTCTGTGCAGCAGAAGTGCTGCTGCGACATTCTCCGCGCGATCGACGGCGTCAACTACAACGCCAGCATCAACGCGTGCGAGATCAAGACGGCCATCCACGCCGAGGGCGAGGCGACCCGGACGCTCCTGCAGCAGCAGGAGAACCAGCGCCTGCGCGACGAACTCGCACAGAGCCGCGCCGCGAACAACGACTATATGCAGTCGCAGTACATCCTCGGCCAGCTGGGCAGGTACTACCAGAATCCGCCCTGCAATCCGTGCGGCTGCGGCGGCTGACGCGGACCCATCCTGATATAGCTATCCGGGGCATAATGCCCCTTCACATAAGCCCAAACGGAAGGAGTAATGAAAATGGCTTGTAATAACGGCAATGGAAATCGGGCGTATCAAAAATCCTGCGTCCGATATTTTAATAACGCGCCCCAACTGCTCGCGGCAGACAGCGAAAACGTGCTGACGCTGGCCGGGGCAAAGGTCGTCAATTCCGGTTCGTCCATCCAGGTCGAGCCGCAGAGCTACGACACGGTCAAGATCGGCCTGTATCATCTGGCCGCAGATGCGGTCATCGCGGCGACGGCAGCGGGCGTCCTGACCCTGCAGTGGTACATGGACGGCGTCGCGCTGCCCTGCACGCTCAAGCGCGTCACGCTGCCGGCATCCGGCAATGCGGAGATCCACACGGAGACGGATCTGGAGCTGTCCGGGTGCTGCTGCTGCGTCAATCATACATTCACGCTCGTGGCGACGACCGACAGCACGGCCGCAGGCTCCGTGATCGAGCTTTGCACGGGGCTGCTCAAGCTCGCATGAGGTGCTATCATGCAGGCGTATAAAGACAAACTCCACGCCGCGCTGCGGGAGATCGCGGAGTGCCCAGTGTCCATGCGTACGGTCGAGCAGGCCGCAGCAGTCACAGATCTGCTGTGCCGGCTGGATAAGCTCGAGGACCACGACGAGCCGGAGACGGTCGAGTTTGACCGCGCGACCGCCATGCAGTGGGCGGCAGCCATGCGCAACGCCGACGGCACGACCGGCCCGCACTGGACGATGGAACAGACGACGGCCGTGGCCGAGAGCATTGGCATTCAGGCGCCAGTGGTCCCGCGCTGGGCGTGGGGCGTGACCATGAACATGATGTACTCGGACTACTACCCCGTCGCCGTAGAGTTCGGACTCAACCGCCCGGAATTCTACGCTGCTCTGGCAAAGGCGTTCCTGCTCGACAAGGACGGCCCGGGGCCGGAACAGAAGCTCATGGCGTATTATGAGCATATCGCAAGGAGCTGAGAGCACAGAAAAGGGACTGGACACAGAATAAACACAGTTTGCAAATTAACATTGAAAATACAGTGTTTTTTCAGAGTTCGAGTCTCTTCAGGTCCACCAAAGATAGAGACGCAGGAATTTAAATTCCTGCGTCTTATTTTTTATCTTTTTTGGTAGAATAGCATTTAAAAGACGGATTATTTATGATTGAACAAAACTTTTTGCGAGAATTGCAAAGTAGCAAGACGTAGCATATCCTAGCACGAAAATACACGGGTATGAACACAGTGACCGACACAGTAAAAAAGTGCAATTAAAAGGCCGCGTCCATCTGGGCGGCGACTTTATCAATGCGGGTATCGAGGATGTCGGTGTAGATATCCATGGTGGTGGAGAGCTGCGCGTGACCGAGGAATTTTTGAGCGAGTTTGAAGTCAACACCGGCCTCGTAGAGCGCGGTCGCGTAGCCGTGGCGGATCTCGTGCGGGGAGACGGTGATGCCCGTGCGCTTGCGGTAGGCGTCGAATTGGTCGGTGACGAACCAGCCGGGGAGCGGACTTTTTCCGCCGTCGTTGGAAAAGATATAGCCGTGCTCCTTTTGCGGAAGCGCAGCGGCCAACGCTGGGAGCAACGGGACGGGGCGGATGCCGGCGGCAGTCTTCGGCTCCTTGATCTGGGGCGTCGGACCGGTATGGTAGACGCTGCGGCGGATGTAGATCCGGCCCTTCTCCCGGTCGATATCCTCGTAACGAAGGCCCTCGGCCTCGCCGCGGCGGCAGCCGGTATAATAGATCAGGAAGGCGAACAGGCCGAAGTCGTCGTTCAGGTTGTCCTTGATCTTCTGGATCTGATCAGCGGGCGGCGCGTGGCGGCGCTTCTGCGGAAGGTTCTTCGGGAGAAGAACTGCCTGCGCAGCGTTAAAAGAGACGTAACCTTCGCGCTGGGCTTTATTCAGGATCTGCCGGATGATCTGGCGCTGGGTGATAACAGTCTTCTTTGCGTGGGTCTTGGCAAACTGGTTGATGTACGTCTCAACCTCTTTGCTTGTGATCGTGGCGACATCCTCCGGGCCAAACTGCGCGACGGCGCGCTCATAGGCCGGGGAATAATTGCGCAGGGAATTCGGCGCAAGCGTTGGCTCGATCTCGTTCCACCAGGCGTGGGCGACGTCGGAGAACGGGACGGTCTTCGGCTTCTCGGCTTCGGCGCGGTATGCCTTGATCTTGTTCCAGACCTCGCGGTCTGTCTTGCCGCGAAACGCTTTGCGCTTGCCGTTGACTGTGATGATGGATTCATGCAGGCCGTCCGGCCGGACATAGTATTTGGGAATTGGCATCGTAAAACCTCCAAGAATACCGCTCCGGCGCTGGGCCGGGGCGGTTTGATTTATGCGCGGAACCAGCCGATCGATGGGCTGAGCACGTCGACCACAAGCGCAAGGGCACACAGCAAAAGAATACCCAAGAGGATGAGAGTCACAAGTCGGTGCATGTGCAGGGACTTCTGCTGCTGGGCAAGCTGCGCACGAAGGGCCGCGCTCTCGGCGAGGAGTTTTTCAGCATCGGAAGACCCGGCAGGCTCGGCAGGCGGGACGCCGAAATGCTCATCCATTGATACGCCGAGGGATGCGCAAATCGGGCCGACGGTATTAATGTACGGCTTCGTAGTCTCGCCGCGCAGGAATTGGCTGACGGCATTGACGGATACGCCGGATTCGTCAGCGATATCCTGATTCGTCTTATGCGGCTGCATGGTGTCCTTTGCTTCGCGGCATGTTTCCCACAATTTTTCTGACAAAAACCATCCCTCCATATATAAAAACCACACCTGTGGCAGTAAGATTTCAGAAAAACCTACGCTGAAAACCAACCCGACAGGTTTACAAACCCAACCGGCGTATGCCATGCTTCAGATACAGACGGCTCCCGGTCGCCTGCGCAAGCAAAAGCCCGCGCCGTTGTTCGGCCAGCGGCGCGGGCAACGCCTACCTATATCTTACAACTTTCGGGAGGCGCGAACAAGAGGCAAAGATTAACAAAAAAAGAACGCGGTTTTTGTGGAGAAATGGAGACGGGAATGGAAAAGACGATGGAACAGATCGAAAACATTTTAGAGCGGGCCACACTGGATCAGCTGAAAATCATCCTGCGATTCCTGCGGAACATCATAAAATAAGCGCCGGAACGGGAAACCGTTCCGGCAGGACGTTATGGGTTACAATGCTCGCATGGCTCATATCCGGCGTCAATGGCAGCATCTCTGGATTTGAAAATTCTACGATTATCATCATCAGGAAGATAGGAGCACGATGAACGATGAAATTTATGGCTCTTTTTATTCCCGACATATTCACTGGATACATAACCGGATGGACGATTAGAGCCAACACCAGAAGATTCACGCGAGGAAGAATCGGATGCAGAAGAAGGAGCGGAATGCGGAGCGCTTTTTGCGGGGCGAGAAATAGCGTGAAACAGAAAAAATCCGACCAACAAAGCGACAAGTACAACGAACCCCAGACGGGTAGCTTTTTTCTGAGCATCAAAGCGCGTCTTCAACTCAGCGTATTCGGATTTAGCTACTGCTGCGTCATGCTTGTATAAAGCGGCTTCACGCTTTGCGATTACGGCCTCCTGGCGGGCTATTGCTGCGCTCCTGCGGGAATCCATAACGACAGCATCTGCGGCAGAAAGAACGTCCTGCGTAGACTGGACGACGGCAGATACAGAAGCTAACTTCTTGTCATAAATACGGCGAAGCGCAACACACTGACAGTAGAATTCGTAGTCCTGAAGTGTCTGAATGGGCTTACCAGAGTATGGGTTGTATTTGCCTTTGGAAAGAGCGAAAGAAAGGCTGCTTTGAACGGCTGCAATCTCTTTGCAATATGCCTTTTCGTCAATGTGAGGGTCTGGAAGAACGGGGGCGTGTGGGAGACTGCTTGAAGCGGAAAAGCGGATACCGGAATAATGGGGAACCGAGATATTAGTAACTGAGTCCGAGCGTTGCGTCGTCGTATCCGTTACGATATCCATCTTGGTAAGCCTCAGTTCGTGCTGCTTCCAAGTCATCGCTTGTGTACTGCCGCGGAGAGCAGGATGTGCAAAGGATGAGAAGAACAAGAAGCACGACGCAGATTATAGACATTGTTTCGGCATACGTCCGCATAAATACCACCCTCTACCAGAATACAGAAAATGCAGGGAGCAGTCAAGCACACCTGAGATTTTCTGTATATTTTGACGAATAAAAAGAACACCGGAAGCAGGTTATTTGCTTCCGGTGATTTTTTTTGCGTATTCGAGGATGTTGTCCCAGAACTCCGGGGGCATTTCGAGGGCGGCTGCAATGCCGCGTTTGCGTGTGGATTCGTCGGCTTCGGCCAGAACGTCAGTAAACATCAAGGCCATGCGCTCGTTTTCACTGCGCTGGACATACATTTCCCCTTCGCCGTCTTCCAGCCAAGCAAGCGAAACATTGAATTCTCGGCAGATATCCGAGATTGTGCGGTCACTGGGCATTTTTGAACCGGAACAAACGGCGGACACGAACGGCTGGCTCAAGTTGATGGTTTCGGCAAATTTCGTTTTTGTGATACCAAGGTCTTTGATTAAATAAGCGATTCGATCGTTGATTGTATTCAAGCTTTTCACCACCTTCTAGCCACAAGGTAACACAACGGAAATGAAATGTCAAGAAAAAATATAACCAAGGAATGAAATTATGCTTGACAACGGTTCTGAGGTATGCTAACGTATAACCAAGGAATGAACCGAGCGAGGTGAGAACAATGTCAGAGGAACAGAAGAAGCAGGTCGAGGGTGTGCTGCGTGAGATGAAGCACATGAACCCGCAGCAGATCGAGGTCATGATCGCCTATATGCAGGGCGTGGCTACGGCGGCAAAGCTGATGAGCGAGAAGAAGGAGGCGTGAGGGGATGCCGAGAGAGCTGGAAGGATACCGGCCGCAGCTGGAGCTGCTGACGGATATGTTTCCGGGCCGGGCGGCGATTGGGATCACGGAATGCCAGGCGGCGCTGGGCATCGACCGGCGGACGCTGCTGGCCGACCGCCGCTTCCCGGCCCGGCACATCGGAAACAAATACACGGTGTCGCTCACGGAGCTGGCACGGTGGATGGTACAGAGATAGGAGGCTGACACATGGCGGAGGTAAAGACCTATACCCTGACGCTGGATGCGCAGGAGCTGCACGATCTGATCGAGGCGGCGCTGGTGTGCGAGTGCCAGGCGGCGCAGATCATTAACGGACTCAAGCGCAAGGGGCTTGACCTGGACGCGCAGAAGCTCGTGACACAAAACGCCCGTCTGGCGCGGCTCGTCAGGCGGATGCAGGAAGCGAAGGAGGATAAACGGAATGCGGAAACTGATTCTCAGCGGAGACGATTGGTTTGAGCTGAAGCACGCGCTGGAGCTGCTTATGATCGTGACAAACAACGAGGCGAATGAGCACGAGAAAATGACTGCACACACGCGAGTGGCGGAATTGTCTGAATGGCATGCAAACCTCGCAAAACGCGACAGGGAAAGGACGGAGAACTACAAGCGGCTTATGGCACTGGTAGAATCGGCAGAACGTCTGCCGGAGACGAAGGAGGACGCAGAATGAGAACCAATCTTGCAGAGCGGCTCGGGTATGAGCCGGAGGAAGAGACCAGGGAGCGGCAGGAGCGGCTGCTGGAGGAGCTGCGGTACCGGGAGGCCATGCGGCGGGTGGCAAAGACCTGCTGCGTGTGGCTGGGCGGCGCGGCCTTTGTGCTGGCGGTGATCGCCGGGTACGCAGAGATGACCGACGCATGCGTCGCGACCGGCGCGATCGCGCTGGGCCTGACGACCTACGGGATCCTGTGAAGCCGGTGAAGGACGAGCCAAAGATCCCGGTAGAGCTCCGGCCGGATCAGCTGGCAGACATCGTCGACGCCGTTCTGGCTTTTGCCGATGACTGCGCCAATGACCGGGAGATCCTGCAGAGCATGCCGCGCGTCGACCGGGACACGGTCGAAGACCTGCTGCAGCGCGAGACGGCGCTGCAAACGCTCGCGGCATGGCTGCAGCACGTACAGGAGGAAGCGGAGTGAATTATTTTGCGCCGCGCATGCGGCCCATCCCGCCGCCCTGCGGCCGGAACTGCCCGGACCGAAGCGGCACATGCCGCGCCGGGTGCTGCACCTCGACGCTCTACGAGAGCATACGGAACCACATCTACGACGTCAACCACCGCGACAGGGACAGCCTGCAGCCCGATCTTGCAGCGGGAAAGCAGATGGTCCATGCCGACAACCAGATAAGGAGGCGCAAACACATTGCGAAATAGCATCGATTACCCCGGCGAGCGGGCGCCGCGGCGCCCCGCCGTGATCGCCCAGGCTGGATACACCGGCCAGAACCACTTTTCCGTTACATATGGAGACCAGAAAGTAATCGTCCGCGCCGAGGACGGCTATGCGGCCCTTTTCACCGCCGCCAAGCACTGGGGCTATAAATTCACCCGCCCGGAGTACCATCAGAACGCCCGCGCGACCAAGCTCCACTACACGCCGGACACCCGGCCGGGGGCGCTGGTATGAGGTTTGTGTGTGATGCCTGCCAGGATATCACGAACATCGAGGCCGACCGGATGGAGATCCAGGGCGAAAAGCTGATGGTGTACAGCCGCGGGCGGCTGGTCTACGTTGCGGATCTGGGGCAGATCATGCTGGCCAAGCTTACGCCGGGGAGGGAGGACGGCAATGGACTTAGAACAAACCGCGATTGAACGGCTGAAAATGGCCTCGGATATGAGCCTGCGCCTGTACGAGCAGCCGATTGTGATTACATACTCGGGCGGCAAGGATTCAGACGTGCTTTTGCATCTGGCTGGGAAAGCGGGTATCCCGTATGAAGTGCTTCATTCGCTGACCACGGCGGACGCGCCGGAGACCGTCTGGCACGTCCGAGACACCTTCCGGCACTTGGAGCTGGCAGGCGTAAAATGCACCATCGATACCCACCGCACATCGGACGGCGGGAATGTGACGATGTGGAATTTGATCCCGAGAAAGCTCATGCCGCCGACACGCCTGGTGCGCTACTGCTGCGCGGCGCTCAAAGAGACCAGCGGCCGCGGGCGGTGGATCGCGACCGGCGTTCGCTGGGCCGAATCGCAAAAGCGCAAGTCCCGCGGCGTCATGGAGGCCCTGCACAGAGACAAATCCAAGCGGCTGACGCTGATGAACGACAATGACGAAAGCCGCATGTTGATGGAAAACTGCCAGCTAAAGGGGACCCGGACAGTCAACCCGATCATTGACTGGCATGATACTGACATCTGGGATTACTGCACGGCAGAAAAGATCTCGATGAATCCGCTTTACGCCTGCGGGTTCGAACGCGTGGGCTGTATCGGATGCCCAATGGCGGGCAAGCACCGGAAGGCGCAGTTTGCACGCTATCCAAAGATCAAGGCCGCGTATATCCGAGCGTTTGACAGGATGCTTGCGGAGCGGCAGACGCGGGGGCTGCCCTGCGACTGGCAGACGGGCGAAGACGTCCTGCACTGGAGCCTGGAGGACGGCGTGCTGCCCGGCCAGATGATTTTTGATGGAATGGAGGAGGACACGCTATGACAGACAAGGAAATCGTGCAGGCGCTGCGGTGCTGCGCAGAGGGCGAGTGCAAAGACTGCGCCATGCATGAGGATAAGCAGCGCTGCCAAGAGAATTTATTGGACAAAGCCGCTGAAGCCATCGAGCGCCTGACCGCCGAGAACGCGGCGCTGCGGGAGAAGGTGCCGCAGTGGATCAGCGTGGAGGATAGGCTGCCGGAGGCTTGGAAAGACGAAGACGGCGTACTTGTAAATTACATGATTTACACCCCAGAGTTTGGTGCAGATATTGGCAACTATCACGCGATGGCCAAAAGATGGTTGTGCATGGCGATACCGTGCACTGTCACCCACTGGATGCCGCTGCCGGGCGCGCCGGAGGAGGGAGAAAAGCATGAGTAAAGCTGTTTTGATCAGCATTCGCCCGGAGTGGGCTCGGAAGATCCTGAACGGGAGTAAAACGGTCGAAATCCGCAAGACCGCGCCGAAGTGCGGTGTGCCGTTTAAGTGCTATATCTACTGTACCGCAGGCGGAAAGGGGGCGCTCATGGTGAAAGCCAACGAAGGGGCGCCGGCTATTACGGCGGAATCGGCCTATGAGCGCGAGCAGGCGGAGGCGTTTGGATATGAGGCCGCCAACGGGAAAGTCGTTGCGGAATTTACTTGCAATAAGATCGGCACGGTCTACCCGCTTTGCATGATCCCCAAATGGGCGACGGTGGATGCCTGCCTCACCCGCGAGGACATATACAAGTATCTGGGCACGGAGCACGGATACGGCATGCAGATCGATGATCTTAAAATTTACGACACCCCGCGCGAACTGGGCGAGTTTACTGGCCTGCGGACAACAAAAGACGGCTTTGAGCTAAGTTTGATCACCCGCCCGCCGCAGAGCTGGCGGTATGTGGAGGAAGAGCTATGGAACGATTGACTGAATGGAATGGCGGACAAACCCGTCATGCCTATTACCCGCGCTGCTTTAAAGAACCGTGCTACGGCAGCGGGTGCAAAATCAAGGATTGCCCGTTTGAAACAGCGGTGTGTGAGCGACTCGCAGCCTACGAGGACACGGGGCTTGAACCGGAAGCAGTGGAAACGGTTAAGCTTGCGCTGGCCGCAAAGCATTTGGTAGACCTCGAAACGCTCAACAATACGCCAATCAGCAGGCTTGTAGAGCTTGCCGAGGCCGACAAGGACGGGCGCGTCAGGATCATGCCGGAAAGCCAGAACGAAACATGCGGGAATTGCGACAATTTCAAGCGCGAATCGGGAACCAGGCACGGGTTGTGCGCGAAGCGGCCGCACCCGCGCAACAGATACGGGAAAATAGATCGCAGCAGGAAATTTATTGTGTACCAGAACACACAGAGTTGCAAATTCTACACACCGCTCTGCCTCTGTGCAGAGCGGGCGATGGAGGGCAAGAAGGATGGCAACGAAACGAGTATGTGACCGCTGCGGGGCGGAGATAAACCCCACAAGCTCTGCGACGTATGTAAACGTACGACGCGCGTTCCATGAGAAATCACCTGATATTGAGCTTTGCTGTTCCTGCGCGATGCAAATCAAAGAATGGCTTAAGTCGTGTGTAGAGGAGGGCAAGAAGGATGGCAAAACGTAAAAACATGATGGATATGATGGACATGACGCCGGTCTGTGAGAGGTGCGGGAAGGTCGCGCCGGTGGACGAAAAGCTATCGACTCCGAACTGGACAGTTTACCGGACAAAAGAGCCGTGCGAATGCGGCGGGAAATACACGGCGCGTGCGTTTTTGGACGAACGCGTGCTTTCCTTGTGCGATAAGGAGGCCGACCATGCGACTGATTGATGCGGATGCAGTCTACAACAAGGCGATGGAGAACCACCGAAAGGGCGAAATTGAAGATTGGGAGTTTGACTCGATTATTAACTATCTGGACGGTGCGCCCACCATTAACACCGTAGAAATCGTGGTGCGGTGCAAGGACTGCAGGCACAGTAAGTATGCAGCGTGGTGCGAGGGATATGCGTGCTGCAGAACAGTTGGAGAGTATCATCACGCAGATTTTGGATGCACAGCCGGAAAACCGCGAACAAACGGAGTTACAGAATGAGCGGCCTGCGGTTTGAATCCATGGCGGACATGCCGCCGAGGATGCGGGAGCTGTATGCCAGGCAGCAGATCGACCTCTCAGGCGCTGCGGCGCCAGCTCCCCTTCACAAGGGGAGCCGTGGGAAGACGAAGTACGGCAGCCGGAAGGATACGCGCGGCGAGCTGCGCTTTGACAGCCAGAAGGAGGCACGGCGGTATGACGAGCTGATGGTGATGCTTCGGGCCGGGATCATCTCCGACCTGCGGCTGCAGCCGCAGTTCACCT